CATCTCTGATTCGTTCCACACGAAACCCTGCTTCGCCCATGTGTAACCACCAACATCAATATTCGCGTGGACCGTTACCGTTTCGATACCTCGGGCTTTATACAGTTCAAACGCTGCATTATTTAGATCGGTCGCGATACCTGAACCTTGCAGCCCACGAGACATTGTCCAGAACGCATGTTCGACGTTTCTTTCATTCAAATCTATGTATCTTGTATATCTGATTACGTCGCCTCTTGGATTAAATAACTTGATGTCAACGGTGGTCTGCCGTCCGGAATCGCTATACCGGAAAAAATCCATCTGCAACCCATGCTGATCCATTAGCGGCTTCCACAACTGCAAGAAATCATCCCTGACCGCTTGCTCCCTGTCCTCCTTACTCATTGACTCCCAGGAAGGCAGCGGCTGCGGCACAGGCTCCCCAACCACTTCATCTTCTGCCACAGCATCCACATCACCAGCCTCTTGCTGTACACCAACAACCGGCAGGATCACGCATAAACAGTTCGGATGCCCCGGAGGCCCATCCAACCCATCAAACCCACCCGTAATCGGAACAGGTCCAAGATCCGCAAACCCCTGACACGTATCACACGCCTCATCCCAAGCCGTCAGCCACTGCACCTCAGTAACATCACTGTCCCGATACGCGTCAATACTCGCAGCGGTTACTGCTGCGCGTGTCTCGGTTCTCGCCACCGTGTCAGCCCACGCCATATCCTTACCGAGATATGCGCTGATCATTCCCGCGACTGTGTCCATGCTTGCGCCTTCATTAACCCCAGCAGCAAGAATGGAAGCGAGTTCTTTGTAACGTGTTTCTTCTATACCTTTGATCGCGATGCGGCGATCATCTAATAGTTGGCGTAACGCTTGCGGGTTCTGTTCATCCATCAGTTTCCTGGCAGCGACAGCATTTCCTGGTGTCCAGTCGCCCCAGTTCACGTCAAGGTTAGCGTCCGCTTTCTGGCGCAATACAGCCTCGCTGACGAGTGCTTTCGCGCTCGCCCACCCAAGCCATCCGGCCTCATAGTAAAGGTCTTCTAGCGTCTGTATCGCCTTCGCACCGAGTAGTGGGATGTCGCGTGCCTGAACCCAAGCAACAGGATCACCAGGGGACTGTCGGAAGAAGTCGCGTGTCAGGTCACGGCTGCTAACGCGACCAAGCGAATCTTTCAAGCGGCGAGCGTAAATCTGGATCAGTCGCTGATCCTTCCTCGCTCCCGGCCACGAATCCGGTGCCCTCTCCATGCGCATGTTTCACCGACTCCCACATGCCATCAACCCAAGACTTACCGGCATCGCCACCCCACAAATCCCAAGCCACCCGACCCGGTGACGGGAACCCTTCCTCGCCAGAGTTGAAACCTGTCGCTTTCTTATCAACCTCATGGCGAGCGAAGAATGAACGCATACGTCCGATTGTTTCCCGTGAAACATTCGCCCCACGAGCCAAGTCAGCGGCACGCTTCTTCCCTACTGCTGTCCCACCTGCTCGCCCTTCACGAACCCATTCGAGTGCACGCTGCGCAGTTTCACGCACACCTTTCGGGGGGGAGAACCCTTCCGCTTTCGTTAACGGTTCGATTCTGTTTAGGGTGCCGACCCGATGCCCGACAAGCCGATCCGTTTCCTGCCAGCCATCAGTAGTCTCCCGATAGATGCGGATCAACGCAGCAGGGTTATCTTTCGTGCCTTGAATCGTGTACGACGAATCAGGGACATTAATCTCCCCGTCGTCAACGATTCGTTCGATCCGGCCACGAGCAGTACCACCCGATGACCCCCACGACACGAACGACCCGACCCTCAACCCTTCTGCCTTCACAGGGTTATCTGATTTGAACACGAGCGCAAGTTCCCTCGCCGCTGTCACGTCCGTACGAACCAGCGCGTTTAACGCTTTCCCTTTATCGTCAGGCAGAAACTCGAAACGGAACTCCCGCTTCCGGCCTTTCGACTTCGCGGCCCACGACCTGAACGCATCAAGTTCAATCACGACAGGATGAACTGACTTACCCTCAGTCAAATCCTGCGCCCCAGCATCACCCTCAACCTCAGGTTCAGGCTCAGGGTTCGGTAACACATCAATCGGGGCCTGCGCTGCGATCTCCTGCACATCAGCCAACGGCACCAGCGTCTGCGGCACCATCGGCATATCCGCTTCAGGGAACGAGAACAGCGGCATACCAGTCTCGGAGCGTGCCTCATTCAACGTGATCTCACCGGACTGCAGCATGATCTGGCGACGCTGCGCCTGCTGCAACTCGTCATCATCGCTACCGATAGCGAGACTGAACCCGAGATCCTTCGGCATTCCGAGGAATCTGTAACTCAACTGGTTCATCAAGTCGGTAAGCCAGAGAACAATCGGCTTCAGGCCGATAATCTCGTTACTGAGAGCCTCGCCTTCCTGAACACCCGAGCCACCTAGCCCACCTTTTGGCGCGAAACCGATCTGTGTAGGCATCACACCGAAATGGCTACACACCTGCTTCACTAGATACTCATCCATGTCCGGCTTGTATTTCACATCCAGGCCAGGTGTGATCACTGGATCGAACCCGTCAGGCAGCAGCCGTGCCCTCCGGCGTGCCTCCGTCTTCCCGGACAGGTCATCATTCAACACACGCTCATACCCGCGAAGCAGTTCAGGGTTTGACCCGTAATTCGCGTTCGTCTTGATCAGCATGTCTGGTACGACACCATCAGTGAACTCTGTGCGCAGCCACTGCAATCGCTTCATGTACAGGTCGATTACGGGCAGTGCGCGTTCCACCGCTGAATACCCGTATGGGGTGAATGGCCTACGGGTTCTTGGCGCGTACACGAGATCATCAACAGTGAACTCACCATCAGCATCAGCGGAAGCAGTGAACTCCCCACGTGGGAAACCCCAAAGGATCTGCTGAAACGCTGGATGCGGAGGGATCGGCCTGCTACCCCTATCGTCAAGGAGTGGCTTAATCGTCGCCCCATCAAGAATCTCCAGGCTATGCAGATTCTCTTCATCTAGAGTCTTATTCGGGTAGATACTCAAACCGTCAATGACAAGCATTTCTTCAAGAGCCATCGCAACCCACTCCGGGTACGACAGGCCATTGATCCTGTCGGGCATCGCCCAGAAATCTTTACAGCGAGCAATATCCGGGGCGAGCATCTCGCGTGCCTTCTTCGCGGCAGCAGCGGAACCGATCCGGGGATCTTCAGCGATAACGCGATCCACCGACGAAGGTAGGGGAATAATGTCCCATTCCATCCCGCTCACGGCAGCCTTCACGACCTCAATACATTTCCTCACCAGGTCGCTACCGTCAGCAACATCCCTCAGCAGCCGGAACGGCACTACCCGTTGTTCCGTGATCTGTAGGTTCCATGCGACGGGGAATTCGTAACGGCGTGGCGCTGTTCTGCCGTCCTCACGGGGAGGATTGATCAGTGCCGGGAATAGGGGTCGGCCTGGGGCGAACGGGACCGTGTAGTCCTCTATTCGCCTCTCCAAGGGTTCAGCGAGCATCCCTGACTGTGGTGACTGTGCTAACGCTTGCTGTTCCGTGATCGTCACGGTACCGGGTGGAAGGTTTAAGGCTTTCGCGATCCGGTCACGAATCCCCATGCGATAGTCCTCTCAAGAAACGTTGGCTAACCCAGCACCACACCTCTCGCACGTTAATGCGCTATGTGTGTTCGGGTAACCGCAAGCGCATAGTACGGCAAGAGACCTCAGGTACGCTTCCGCGCCACCCTGCTCCATCAAATCCGTCAACCCGTGAACCAGCGCATCCAACCTATCTGGTGATTTCGGATCATCCGGTGTCCATGAAGTCATCTGCGCCTCTAACGCGTGAAGCATCCCGACATGGTGAACTCGGCCCTGCTCATACAGTGCTGATATTGGTTCGGCCCGTAGACGTTTACCTTTCGATGCCCGGACTTCACGTATCGGCAGAATACTGCGCACCGTCCGTAATGTTTGCGCGACCATATCCCCACCCTGGTTCACCTCTATCACGATAGCGTCACATTCATGCTCATCGAACACGTTCACTACCCGTGTAGCCCACTCCAGCGGTGAGCCACGGAACGAGTAGTCAGCCTCCACATAGCCATGCCCCTGCCTGTCCCGTGACACAACAACGATCCCAGTCTCGTCACTTTCCTCATTCGCTGTAACAGCAGGATCAACTGATACGACCCGTCGAACAATCTGCAACCCATCAACACTGCCCGTATACCGGTCTCGGTCTATCAGGCTCATAGACCAGAGGGCACCCTCAATGTCGTCCATGATCTCGCCATACAACTCCTGCTGCCCGAGGCGAGTGTTCTCATACTTGGCGAGAAACTCAGCGAGCGCAGACGGGGCAAGATTCGCGGCATTATCGAACGTCGTGCCACGCGTAACCCGGACAGTTCCGTCGTCACGTTTCATCAAATCTTTCAACAGCATCTTCGGCTTCGGCGTTGTCGTAACCACCGTCTGCGGATGCTGCCCGAGCCGCAGCCCGAACTTCAACTGATCCCACGTCTCCTGCATGTAACGGAACGCAGCCAACTCATCAATCCACGCGCCATGATGCTGAGGCCCACGCAACCGTTCAGGTTCCTCACCAGAGAACGTCTTGATCCGTGAACCGTTATTTAGACGGATCTCGCCCAGGCTCCGATTCCAGCCTTTATACGGATGCAAAACACCGTAACGGTGAAGGACTGAAAGTACGCCAGATTCGCCCTCAACACACGTATCTCGCGCATCACCAAACGTAGGAGCGACGATAGCCCAGCGAGTGTTCGGTTGCACACACGCTTGATACGCAAGCCACTCAGCAGCAGTACGAGTCTTCCCCGCGCCACGACCCGCGAGATACAGCCAAACATCCCAGTCACCTTCCGGTGCGAGTTGCTCACTCCGGGCTAACTGGTTCTGCCAGATCGCTCTCGCTGCCGCTACTTGCAGCAAGGATTGCGACGAGTCGCTGGACTTCCCGGTCAATGTCCGTCCCGCCTTCATACGTTGTTACTTCCTGCTTGATCGGTGCATCCAACCCAAGCAGTCTGGCTCTACGCTGCATGATACGGAGAATCGTCTCTATCGCTCTCAGGTTTCCTTGCGCGGCCTGCGCCCATGCGAATCGCTGCAACCTGTCCAGCCTGTCGACTTCAAGTTCCCGCAGTTCCTCACTACCGGCATTGTTGAGGGTGCGTTTCAATGCTCGGGTGAATGCGTGGTATGCGCCGGATGCGGTGCTGTATCCGATTTCTTGGGCGATCTGGTCGTAGGTGACGCCTGCTCTGCGGAGTTCTAGGACTCGGCGTTCTTTGTCTATGACGTTGGGGTCGTTTTTAGGCTTCATGGTTTTAATGATAATGCTTCTGTGATGGTTTTTGCTTGTTTGGTGGCTTCGTGTGTGTGGAGTATGTGTTCTGCTGCTTCTTTGTTGTATGTGGGGTTGCTGGTGATGATGTTGATTAGTTCGTTTGCGTTGCTGACGGTGCCGCTGATCGCTGGGGTTATTTCGTCTAGTTCTGTGTCCCCGGTGAGCCATGCGGAGTGAATGATGAGTGGTTTCTGTGCATCGAACGCTTCTAGGAATGTGTACTGTGTGCCGCCACCGTCGCCTTTGATGACGGATAGGTCTACGACGGCTCTGGCTGTTTGGGCGATTTTCACTGGATGATGCAGGGTTGCTTTCGGTGACCAGCCGCCTCGGTAGTTACGTTCCCAGTCCGGGTCTAATGGTTCTAGTTTGTGGTGCGTGTACATTCGGTTCGCGTTGCCGTAGATCTTGATCTGCTTGTCTATCGGTAGTGAGAGATTGGCTTCTACGATGATGTGCGTGTTTTTATCCCAGTCAAGCCTTGAGTAAGCGACTGCTGTTTTCGTTTCAGGTAGCGGGATGTGTGTTGATCTCGCGTAAGGATGAAGCACTTCAATGACGTTATTGATTTCTTGCAGGTGTTGTTTGTTTGTTTTTCGGATGATGATGACAGGCTTATCGGTTTCTCTCAGCATCATCTTCATATCGTTAGATAGTTCGGTCGGGTCATGTATCACGACTGTTGTGTTGTGGCGCAGGATTCGTGACGCGGCCTCAACATATTTAGGCCCGACAGCAGCAATGATTGTCGGGATTTTCCGGCTCATCTCTACCGCTGTTTCGACACGAATGTTGTGGTAACTCAAGCCTCTACCGAAAGGTCTCGCGTTACGTTCATCGCGTTCAGCCAGCCGGTATAACAAACAGTCATAGCCGAGTTCGCGCAGGCCGATGTTCAAATGCGCGGTGAATGTGGGCCAGCCGCCAGTGGATGGATCAGCGAGTAGCGCGATATTGATTTCACGCATTTGCGCTGTTGTTAACTGCTAGTTGTGTCGCTTTCTTCGCTGCCCTGCCAGGTTCATCATCCGCGCAGCCGCAAGCCTTAATACCAGATTTCGTGTACCAGACAATCGTGTAACGGTACGCGTCCGGTCTCTCATTCACGAGAGGTGTTACCCCATGCCACAAATCCTGCCCATCAAACAACGTCAACGACCCGTCAGGGATACCGAACGTCACGTCATACTCTGGGATATGCAAAGCCCCACCGCCGACCCGTGAACGTGAACCGATCATCGCGCTCACGGTCCCTTTAATGTTGTTGCTGTCTCGGTGATACGGCAACGCTGCTGTGTTATTGATGATTCCGCTCGTCCAGCCGACACCAGCGACAAGCCAATCCTTGTGAATGTTTTCATCAACGAGTTTCTTATGCTTCTCGTAAGCATTAGGCATGTGCTTCTCGAACATTTCCCAGCAGAGAGCAGTTAATCTTTCAATGATCTCGTATGCCTCTGGGTAATCAAAGTTGAACTGCGCATATGAGCAGCCGTAGCGTCTACGTAGCGGTGATGGTGCTGACGTACCGAACGTACGATGCTCGTAACGCATACCTGACAGTCGCGCAGCACCACTACTCGCCTTGATCTTGCTGGCGTCATTCCATTGTGTCCCGAAATGAAAATGGCGAGCCAACCAGCGACGCTCCTCAACGAGCCGATCACCAAGCATCACCTGAACCGCAGCGACCTCACCCGTATCCGCGTCAATAACGCGCAGATCCCCATCTAGGCCTTCAAG